CTTAATGATTAAATCGATCAGCTTTTCTTTATCTTTTTCTTGTTTGTAAAAATCTTCTTTAATACCTAACTCTTTACAGGTAGCTCTTAATTCATTAACTCCTAATAAAGCGAGCTCATATTTATATTTAAGATTCTCAATCTCTTTTTTTACAACTTCTTCTTTGTTATCTAAATCTTCTTTGATTGCATCTCTTTCTTTTACAACTTTTCCGAGTTCAGATCTTAGATCGTCGATCTCTTTCTGAAGATTTCCAGCTTTCTCTTTTCGAGAATCGTTCATCTTCTTCAACTTCTCAACTTCGAGCTTAGTAGCTTCGAGCTCTTGTTGATTCAATACGTCTTTTACTTCGAATTCTTTCGGTGCAATTTCCTTCAGTTTTGGTCTACTTGAAGTAAACCACTCTGAATAGTCCATCAATCTTTTTGCGAACTTATCATCCACTTCTGCACAGCCTGTATTATCAAATTTTACCTCTTCGTTTAATACCTGAATTGTCTTACCGTGTTGTGCAACTTCCGATGTGTATATCTTCATCATTACAAATTTTAAGTTAAAGAGGACGCCCTAAGACGTCCCCTATATTATTTATTGAGAATTATTAGCTTGGCTGAATTTCTCCTAAGTTTGTGATACGGATAATTTTAGTCGGCATATACATAGCCGGAGTACCATAATTAAGAACCATGAACCGTTTTGAAGGACTTGTGATAGCCAGATCCATCTTCATAATAGGAGCCAGCTGTAGATACTCAAAATATTGAGGATCGATTACAGTCACAAAGGCTGATTTTGTATTCGGTAACCAAAAGTTCCGATCTCTTACAGACCCTGCAGAAGCACCATCATAACCAGCAGTCAATTCTGAAGCTGTTATTTCAAAGACCGGATGATACGCTTTAGGATTCTGATAAGAACTTTCATTCTTCTGAGTCCTGTAGATAACGAAGGACGTTGCAGAATAAGAACCTGCACCAGCGGTGAACTGAAGATCTACTGCATCTGTTCCAGATGCCACTGTTACAGCACTCGTATTAAGTGGCAATAACGCTGATTCTCCATAACGGTTACGGGCAGTTACACCATAGAAATAAGTCCCTGTGAAGTTAGCAAATTTGCTTGTCGCAATTGCATTAACAACGTTAGTTGGAGTTCCACCAACTACAGGAATAGCAGGAGCCTTTGAACTTGTTGCAGCCGCATTATAATCCTTGGCAACTTTATAATCGAAGAAGATATCGTTCATAACATCCAGTGGTCCGAACTGAGAATCAATCTTAGTGACTGACTGACCAGTAATAGCACCCTGAATTGCTCCAGGAAGTCCAACATTGAATCGTTTCAATCCATCGAACTGTTTCACATAGTTTTTGAATACAGTTGGTGAACTGATAATTTTATCTGCAAAACCAAAGTTTGTATTAACAGCTGCGTCAGTTGCGTCCTGAACAATATCATCAGTCAAGATAGAACCTCTTGCGTCGATAACCTGACTTGATGCGAAATAGGTATCAAGATTGTTGTTTCCAACCTCTTCAGCTTCGAAGTGCTGTTGAAACAATCCGTCAAATTCAGTCGGTACATTCTTGCTGTTAGCAGAAGTCAACGACTTGTTGATAAAACGCATCAGCAACTGAGTTTTGTTCTGTATCTCACGTGAAAAGTTATTTATACCGTCTGCATTTCTTACTAACATAGCAGGGTGTGTTACTTCACCAGAGAATCCCAGATACTTAATCAACGCTGATTTCCTACGGTAAGTAGGATCGCTGAACTGAGGTGCTTCACCTTCAAGGTTAAAACCTCCAGCGTCATTACCATAGTCCAACTGTTGATTGTACTCATGTACTGTGTTATAAATTGATTGTTTATTTAACGACTTCCAGAACACAATATGTTTTTCTGTATTCGTTAACAGACGCACCATAGCGTCGAGACTTTCAGTCTTTAAAGACTGACCGGCATTCTGAACACCATCAAAATCACGACCGGTTTGGCTTCCTGCAACTACAGCCTTCACGAGTTCATCTGATGCTCCTCCGAGAACCGAACCGTAATCTTCAACTGTGTTGGGCATGTTTAATATATCATTCATCGTTTAAAATTTATTATCTTTTTCGCAATTTTTTACTCTCTGATCTGTTCTTTAAAGTAGTATCCGTTCTGATTCAGCCCAACGATCGCCTCTTTCGAGAGTTGGTTAGAACCCTGGTAGTTGATTAGGTCTGCAGACATTGACTTCTTCAGACTGTCATCTTCGCTCTTCTCGATAACACTCAACATAGCTTCAGAGATGCCGTCTCTATCGCTTGAGGATAGATAGGTCTTGCCGTCTTTAACCATAGGTGAGTTGTCACCTGATTTCTCTAAGAAGCTGTTGAAACGTACACCCTTCTGCCCTTGAGAATTCTCACCGATCGTATCAAGTGATTTCTTGATCTCAGCTATCTCCTCCTGCAGTGGTGTGATGAATTCGTTCACTTCTCCTTTGAAAACTTCCAACGACTTCTTGAAATCGTCGTTAAACTCTGTGAAGTATGATTTTATGACATCATCGCTCTTGGGTTCTGGTTTTGCACCACGCAACTCTTTGAGCTTAGTCATATTATCCTGTATAGACTTCACAAGGTCAGCCTCTTCAGACTTCTTTGTAGCTTTCTCCTCCTTGTCTTCTTTGTCATCATCTTCATCGTCGTCTTCTTTTTCTTTATCGACTTCAACGTTGACCTCAACATCTTCTTTGCCTTCTTCTTCATCGTCAGATTTCTTCATCTTCCCACCCTTTTCCAGTTCGTCTTCTTCAGACTTCTCTATCAGCGAGAGGATCTCTTCCTCAGACATATCTAATTCTTCAGCTAAAGACTTGACAAGTTCGTTCTGTTCTACTTGTTTATCTTTTGACATAAGTACTTTCTTGTAATTAAAAGCGAAATTTTTGTCCTGAAACGGACTTACGAGTTTTTCTACGATATAAAATTAATATATTTTTACGAATTATAAAAACTTTTTATGAATTTATACGCATTTTTCGGACTTATTTTTCCAGTTCGTAGTGCTTTGCGCACTATATTCTTAGTCTTCTTGTCAATACTCTCTTTTCTCAGAAGTTCTGTATTGCTTGTTGTGATAGCTTTTTCCTCTTCGTCCTCCTCGTCTTCTTTCTCTTCTATCTCGAAATTCTTCTTCACACCATAACATTTTCCAGCCTTTTCAAATTCATAAATATATTTAGGATTTTCAGAACTGTCTATTTCTGGTTCTATAAAATCTTCTTTCTGTTCACCTTTGACGATGTCTGCCCAACTGTTTTTATTTATAGGGGAAAGCGTGGCAGCTAAATGAGATATCCTTGCTTTAGTAACCCTCTTCTTATTCATAGGATCACGTGCAAGAGCTTTACCTTCGATAGAAAATCCCGCCTTACGAGTTGATCCGCTCGCCTTCATTATAAGAAGAGTATCCCAAAAATTTCTTGCAAGTGGGTGTTTCTCCCACAGCTTTGCCTTCACAAAGAATTCATTGTTCTTCACTTTACCCTCTACTGGTTCACCTATCCAAAATTGCGGATCACCCTTCCGAGAAGTAAAATGCTCTAAATTTATGAGACCTTTGGAAAGAAAATCATCTATCTCAAACCCGCTCGGCTCCATGAATTCCCCCTCAGAGTCCTCGCTCGAATCAGATGCAAGCCCATAAATCAGCATGTTCTTATACCTGTCCTCGCTCTTAGCATCCTTCGATGCCTTATATATATCATCTGGTATATCTGCATCTACAAAAAAATTAAATTTATTGTTTGTCATCTTTGTCTTTGTTAGACTTCTTCTCGGTATCTTCTTTCTTCGATTCTTCTGGAAAATCCCAGAGAGGTATCTCTTCTACTATACCCATCTGAATGTTCTCATCTAACTTATTACGCATCTTTTGGCTTATCTTTAATAGTTGGTTTCTCATCCTCTTTATCTGTTTCTTTTTTAGAGGAAGCCGAAGCCGCCTCTTCATCTGACGGCTTCTCTTCTGCTTCTCTACGTTTCAGCTCTTCGTGTGCCACCTCTCTCATCTTAGGATCGCCAGAGTCCTTTATAGCGTTGTTTAGAGCCGTCTCAGAGGCGTTCTTTGCCGCATCCTTTAATTCCTCACCACTCATCTTTTTATCTCCCTCAGACGGCTTATCTCCTGTCTGTTTGGGTGTGTCTTCTTCACCCTTCCCGCCTTTAGCGTCGGTGATCAACTTCCAATCTTTATCTCTATTCCCCGAGTCGGCAACCTTTCTATACTTCTTACCATCTTTTCGTGTTCTTACTTCTCCTACTTGAGCTTTGTTCCATGCTTTTTGGATGTCAATATCTTCCTGTGTCTTAGTAATATCACTCTCGTTAGAATCAAAATTACCATCATTGTTGACAGCAGATTTTATTTGAAAAGAGTTGAAAGTTACCCAAACATCTCCTTTTAATTTTGCTACTTCTGGGCTATCGACATCACCTTGTACATGTATATCAATTATATTTTCTGCCTTAACTCCATCATAATTAAATTCCCCGCGCGCGGCAGTATTTTTACCATTCAATACTTCCATAGCATCAATTCCAGTAGCAATTTTATACCCTGCGTCAACTTTTAATTCTCTCCATCCTTCGTATCCATCTTTGCCTTTTGCATCAAAAACATAGGGATTTTCAATCTTTAAATAAACTGGATATACTTCACCCCTTTTTTGTTTTTCTAATCTATCGATTTCATCTTGTATCTCTTCAAAGTCTTTGTTGTTTCTTACAGTATATTGTAATTCTTGTAATTTATATATTTGACCATTTATCTCTTTTTTAACTTCTGGAATCAATTGTTTTTCCCTCATATATTTTTTAGCAAGTTCTTTATTGGTTGTAAAAAATATACCTTCTTCCCTTAATCCAGAAGATTCAACTTTATCTTTCTTATTTACACCAAATCTGGAAATACCTCTAAGAGGACTACCGTGATAAACAACCAAAGGTTTACCGTTTTCGTCAACTACTTTTGAATCTCCAAACCACTTCCAAAAATTTTTAATACCCTCTTCTGTAGGATGTATTGGTTTGCCATTTGAATTAATTGTTGGTTTTAATGTTCCATCTACCTCTATAAATTCTTTACTCTTACTCTCTTCAACAGGCTCCCACTTATCGGGAGCAACTTTCTTCATCTTCTTTCCAGACCAATCACGTACCTCTCCGATATTGGCCTTCTTTCCTTTCTCGATTCCTTCTTTCGCCTCACTCTCCATCTCAGCGAGACGAGTGTAATAATCTGGTATCTCCCAGAGGTGATCTCTCACTATCTCTGAGGATTCCTTCAGGTTATCGGTGTGTTCCATCTCAACCTTCAAACCCATCTTCAACTCCTTCTTGATCTTAGATACCGGTATATCGTGGTGTTCTGCTATATCCTCTACCGACTTACCGTCAGCTAAACCACCCCTTATATTGTCAGGATCTCTACGTTCCTTTAGTTTCTTGAGTTTGTCTTTGTACTTACTGTCTTGGGACATCGCCGACTTCAGCTTCTCTATCACTTCGTCTCCGTATTCTCCAAAGATTGAATTGTGTTGGGATTTAGTAAGATTTGTTACACTTATCTTTTTCTTATATCCTTTTTTATCAATATAAGATATCTGGCCAGTAGATTGATTTATATTTTCAACCTTAAAAGTATCACTAATATCTGGATTGATATGTTTTAATTCATCACCAATATTTACATCTTTTATATCAACGCTCTTCGATCTTTTTTTATCTTCTTTTAATTCTAAATTGTTTAATTCAAAATCATACTCTTCTTTTAGGTCGTTTACTTTTTCAAAATTATCTTTATCAAATTTCATTTTCTTGCCACTCAACAATTTTAAGAATCTATCTTTTTCTTTTTCTGTAACAATACCGTTATTTTCAAATTCTTCAACTGTTGACAAAACGTCCTTTAAATCTTGAATATTATCAATAGAATTCTTCGTTATAAGTTTAAATAAATTCTGTTTTAATTTATTATTTATAGATTCTATAGCTTCTTCTTTTGACAATTTACTCACATTCAAATTATCAGTATCTATAAACTTATCTGCTGTTGGATCTGATTCGTGTGTTACTACAGAAACGTCGTTTATTCCCTGATTTTTTGAAGAAGCTGAATGATCTGATATTCTTAATTGTATAGCGCCCAATGGTAAATATTTCAAAGAAGCGGCGCTGCCTTTTTTCTTATACCAATCTTTAGACAAGTAATGAGATAAGAGTTCATCTCTTAATTTATCATCTCTTTTATTTTTCTCTTCCTTTTCATCGTAGATATAGTTCCAACCACCTTTTCCATCAGGTTCTTTGCGTATATATTTGTGCTGTCGTGCCTTCTCAATAACCTTACTCAGCAACACATCCCTCTGAGCTTTATTGATAAAACCGTTCTCAAAAGACTTCTTAATCTTCACGACTTGATATTTTATAGGATTGATGATCTTGTCGAGATTCTCACTCATGTTGAACGGCAATGTATAGTTCTTTAGATTCTTCGGCTCCACCCACTCGTAAGACCAGATCTCCTCTTCCTGGAGAACTGGCTCCACGTTCTCTATACGGGATTCGTAATATTTTATGTGAACTTTGTCGTCCTCATATTCGCCTACTTGAGTTACATCATCTACGTCTATTCCAGCCTCTTCCTTCAGCTCTCTCTTTGCTGCTGTCTCGCAATCTTCCCCAGGGTCTACATGCCCGCCAGGAATTGTAAAATGTCCCGGCTTTGAGGTGTCTATCTCTGAACGTTTCAGGAGGAGTATGCGACCTTGTTCGTCGTAGACGATATTATCTGCGTACTTCACCTTCTCTTTCGTCTTGGCCTTCAGTAACGTCTTACAGGACGATAGATTGATATCACCCTCTCTGTACGATTTCAATATCGCCTTCTTTGCCTTATCTGCTTTATACTTTAAGACCATCTCATCGAACTCTTCGTCTCCTTTAGGATATGTCTTGTCGATCGCCTTAGAGAGCTTGTCTTCCCTCCTCTTGAGTTCCCCTATGAGTTTTATATGTGATTTGTGAAAGTTATTCTCACGCTCCTCAATACTCTCCAGGACGTACTTATTCTCTGTCTGTTTCTTTGCGAGCTTGAAATTGTGGTTGTCTCTCTGGAATGATTTTGCCAGATCATCTTTCTCACGGTTCAATTCTCTCATCTCAGATTCGAGCTTCACAAACTCTTCAAATCTGTCCTTTAACCGCTTATCTTTACTCTTCAAGAAATCAAACATTCTGTATAAATTTTTTAACATGCTGCGAAACTTTTAAGAACTCGTCTTCCGATAAGTTCAGTTCTCTCTTCATCATCTCAGCTTTGTATATCGCCGACATATATGTTGTCATCTTATTCTTCAACCCATTCTCTAATCGCTTTATGAAAACAGTATCAGATCTGCTCTTCTCGAGGATAGGTAGTTTTCCGTTCATCTCAGACACGCTACTGATACACTGTTCGCTGATATCTGACAGCTTCGACACGACAGACGACTTAGATATCTCAACCGAATTCACATCGGGAGAATCTTCCCCAAGACAATACCTAAGAGAATTCAACTTATCGTTTAATTCTAATATATTATCGCTTTTTATCAAGCTGTTTTTTCTCTCTTTTTGTTATTATATATTTTTTTATCGACTTATACATGTCTGAAACAAACAAAGAAATCAATGTCAGTATGATAGCGCTTATCGCACCCCAGAATAGACTGACTATATTCAATTCAAAGTTCCAATTTATGTTATTTATCTTAGCTATATATATTCCTACTCCTGTAGATGAAGTTCCTGAGAATATTGATTTCCACATTGTTGATATATCTACTCCGAAAAAATTAGCCAGAGGCTTCACAATCTCACTCATCGTTCGCTGGGTTTGTTTATTCCTAATTTAGTCTCAACATTCTTATCAAATAATCCCACAAGTTTCTTAAATACGCCCTGCCCTGTCATTCCGAGAAACACAGAGCTGAACTTCGTAACTGTAAAATATTGTTCTATATCGTCTTTAAACCACACAACAACAAGTCCACAAGATAAATTCGTCACGAACGGTACCCAGTTCAACTGTAAGAATCTCTTGTAAGAGAAATCTTCTTTCCGGTAGGCTTTGTTCAATTCAAACAATAACCAGATTGACGCACCTATTAATACTCCTATCACCATACTGCAGAGAATGTTGCTGTTGTTCCCGTCTTTACAACTTTCCTAATCTTATAATTCATCTGGTTTCCGAGATTAGCATCTATCTGTACTGCTGTAATAGTGTAAGTGTCGCCTTCGTCAGCTCCATACAACTCTACAACTATAACACCTGCTGCCTCAGGTATAACAAAGAAGTATTTTGGTGTGTTGTTTCCTGAAGTCCCTAAACTATCTGTCCTGTAATCTCCAGATTCGGTCGACATATCGACAACACCAACCCCCATAGAAATTGTAGCAGCGACTGAGTCGCCAAACTTGTCAACAACTATTACTCTCGGACTACTTTTAAATTGCTTTGTCATATCTTAATATTTATCTTTCGTATCGATATTCAATATCTAAAAAACGAATCTACTGACAAATTTCTTGCCTTATCTTCGTCCTGAATCTTTATATATTTAAAGAAACTGGTCTCTGTTGTATGACCAGTTATCTGCATTATATCTATTGTAGCCATTCTTTTAGTAAGGTACATATTTGTCGCTGCGCTTCTTCTTGCCGTGTGCGAGCATACAACTTCCCATTTCTCTTTAGTTTCATTTACGAGTTTTCCTCCCTTTATATAAGAATCCCAAACTTTTTCATTTATGCCAACTTTCTTACATATCTGTTTGAGGGCTCTATTAAAATATTGAATACTTAAAGATTTAGGGATATTGCCGTCATACTTCTGATATATTTCTTTAACATAGTCGTGTAAAGGTATCGTAACTTTCTTCTTAGTCTTCTTTGTAAGCTTTATTATATAATCACCTACAAAATCACTCTTATCTAAATTTGAATAATCTGAATATCGTAATCCCGTTAGACAACCTATAATGAATAGATCTCGAATCCTTGTCTGCTTCTTTGTAAGATTCTCGTAATAATAGAGTCTCGTTATCTCGTTCATCGATAGATATACTTGATTTCTATCATCAGACTCTCGTATAACAAAATCTTCATAACTTGGATCTACTATATATCCTCTGATTGCAGCTCTCTTCACCATTCCTTTAATACACTGAATAATATTCTTTATATATCCTAATCTCAAATTGCAATGTTCTAAATATGTATTAAAATCTTCTAAGAACTCTTCGTTTATACTATTAGTGTATAAAGTAGCATCGGTTAATTCACAAAAATTATTTAGATGATATATAATCGTCTTATAATTATGCCGAAAGCTTGGTGCAAGTCGTTTTGATTTGATCTCAACCATTTTATTAATAAAGTCTATAAACAATACTCCTTGTTTTACTTCATTTAAAGCATCAATATTTATATAATCTTGTCTTCCTGTGAGCATAATTTTCAAATTTTATTTCTATTTAATATAATATTTTGGTTCTTATTGTTTCAAATGTGAACCTTTTTATGCTGCGTTAGTTTGTATCGTACAACCACGTCCTTCCAACGTTGCAACTGCTGCATCTGATGCAGATGTTCTTGCCGCATTTGCTCCCTGTAATGTTATTGTTTTAGAAGTTGGCCCCCCAACACTATTTGCCATATCAATAAGCATATTGTCAATTTCCGTACTATCCATTCCATATCCCGAAGCAGGATTAATTAAAACTCTTGCATTTGTCCACGTTGCCCCAGCGGTATATGTATTCATTCTGCAAGTAGTTAAATAGATGTACGTCAATCCGTCCGTAACCTGATTTGCTCCAATATCACCAGATAATGTATTGCTTCCCTGACAATATAGTTGTGTTAATGACGTGAGAGAGCTTATATCACCCGAAAGTGTATTAAAACCATGCACCCTCATATATAAAAGTCCAGTCATTCCTGCGATTGAACCCGAAAGCGTATTGGAACCAAGTACATGGAAAGAAAGCATTGATGTTAAATTACTTACATCGCCGGATAATGCGTTTGAACCTTCAACGTAAATATTTTCAATTCCAGTCATTCCTGCGATTGAACCCGAAAGCGTATTGGAACCTAAACATCTTAAATATGTCAATTTTATTGATCCTGAAATATCTCCCGATAGGGTGTTATTTCCGAACCCATTTGTCCCCATTCTTTCTAATTCTGTCAGTCCACTCATATTACCGCCAATACTCGGTGCGTTTGTTGAAGCCGACCACGACCAATTATATAACTTTGTCTTCGGAATTTTAATTGTTCCAGAACCACCTGCTGGAACCTTTACATAAATCGATTTTCCCGCTGAATAAACATCCCACGATGTTGATTCATTAAGTGTTCCAGCAGCATCAGTATAAAATTTAGCATCCCCCGTTAATTCAACATTTGATGTAGTCTTAAACACTGCATACAAATGAGCAGTTGCCGAAGCATCGCCGGTTGGTGTAAGTGTTAATTCAACAGTTTCCATGTAGGTTGGTTCGCTCATCATCTGCTCATATAGTTCATCCATAGAAACTATATCAATGCCTATTGAGTTAGCATAATCAATTAATTCGTCTAATGTGGTTGTTGAAGTTCCATTTGTTACGCCTATTTTATGCCCCGCAAAAATTATTGCACAATTATTTGTTTTTGCATAATCAAGCTGTGATTTCAAATCATTCAAATCTGGACTTACACTATCATCCGTTCCAAATACCTTAATGAAATGTTTGTCATCGTTTGTATAAAAATGTTTATGTGGCAGTAATGATGTGTACATTCTGCCTGTCTTAGCTAATCCCTGATTTTTTAAAACATTTTCAACATCCAGATTACTTGCCCCCCCCGGATATGCCAAATGTCTTGGCGTTGGCAGTCCGTTTGTTTGAAATGCGCTAATTGAGTTTGTTATTTCATCTTCAATTTCGGAATCTGATAAAGTCGTAAAATCCGAATGAGTTTGACTGTGCATTTGCATATCCATTCCTGCATCACTCATTTCTTTTGCCTGTGCCCAAGTTATCCCTATTTCTGCATCTAAATTGTTAGTAATCAAATAAAATGTTGCTTTGACACCCTTGTCTTTAAAATAAGACAGACCATTTGAATAAACAGAAGAATCTCCATCGTCAAACGTAAATACTACTTTTCCGTTGTCGAACTGTTCTGATGTTGTTGTTCTTTTTATATCACTTATACCACTTTTAAATCCTGATTTATAGCATCTTAACCGATAATAATAGGCACCTTCTGTTACTGTATCAGTATATGTTGTAACTCCTAATTCTACTGTATCAACTTGATTGTAAATTATTCCATCAGACGAGCGTTCAATCGAAACACCATCATAATTATCTTCATTATTTGTCCAGTCTAATTTTATTGCTGTCGATGAAACAACAGTTAATGCTAAATCAGATGGAGCTAAAAGGTTCAACAATGTCCCAATATGAACCGAACCAAATGTGTTTGTAAAAGTATTTGTAAATGCTCCCATTTTTCTCTTTTATGTAATATGCAAAACTATTTTATAAAAATATAAAAAATTATTCACATATTATAGTTATGCTTCGAATTTTTTATCACCGACTGTTATTATTACCTTCGATTTTCTTTCTATCTTACGTTCGTATTTTTCAGGGTATAAGAACATCTTCTTATCTTCATCCCATTCTGTTCCAGGAGGAATAGTCTTCAACATGCAACGGCAAAACGGGTGAGTACTATCTATAACAGCCTTCCAATCAGCCACTTTACGACCAATGTTAGAACCATTTAGAATCAACTGTTCGAGAGTAAATATCCTCGGTTTACTTCCAACACCAGCTGTTGTGTATAGCCTTTGACAATGGCGACATGCTCCAGAATAAACAGTTTTATACGCTTTTGAATCTTCTCCATGCCGTTCTTTGAACTGAGTCGCTCTTCCGAGATTGAAGATGGAATTCATCTCTGTCTCTGCTATCCTTCCATAGTCTCTCTGCCAGTTTCCAGTTTTGTTTCCCCATTCTGATATTATTTTTTGGATACTCGTCCTGTTAGAGATAGATTCCGACAACTCCCTTCTTACATCCTCTTCGCTGATACTCGTATTGAGAGTCTCTTTCATCTTAGATCCTAAGTTCTTTATATGTGAATAACTACGCTTCTTGGCGATACCGTATAGAGTCTGTTCCTGATTAGTTAAGGGGAAATATTGACCCGTCTCCAGATGCTTCTTAAAATCGTTATAAACGATCCTATTCGCTTGATTATCGCTAAGCCAACTTGTCAATCTCCCGAATATAAAATTCTGAAAATATGGAGGATACTTCTGCGTAATATTCTTGATATTAAAACCGAATTTATTCAATATATATCTATCAAAAGAAGACAAAACATCTTCGCCCATCTGAGATGTTACAAACAACGCCGAGTGAAGCTCTATTATCTCCAACAACTTCTCTATCTGTTTCTGTTCAAATATCATTTAATCTTATATATTCTGCAATAAAATTTCCACCCTGTGTAACAGGATATCAATATTAATACAGTTATTACAAATTCTTCTATCATTTTACCATTTTAAACATCTCGGATTGAAGATGGTTCATTGTCAATTCTATACTCTCTCTGAAATCTTTTTTACTCTGATTCTCTATCTTGTCAATAACTTTAGGGAACCTGACTGGATCTTTTACATGATTCTCGTTTTTGACAAATCTTACTTTTTTAAAATTAATATCTTGTTTCATACCACTCTATATCATAATGAAATATCTCTTCACCGTTATTCAATTCAGCAAATTTATGTAAGACACCATCAACCTCACACACCGTCGCTTCGAGTTTGATCTTTACTCCTATTATTTTTATCCATAGCACTCTTCCCGTCTGTACATCGTCTATTAGCATCTCTGTTCACCCTTTTGTATTTCAGAGTATTCTTATACATATTTGATATGACGATCACCCCTACATACAATACTGCCCCGAATGTTATTGTTGACGATATCGTCAACAACCAAAGTGCGAATTTACTTATCATTTCCTACGGTACTTTTCATCTTCGTTAATACTAACAAAATCTATAATATCGTAATCGTTTGTCAACTCTCTCATGTCTGGAAAATCTTCATATTTACCCGATTTTATCCGATCGTTGACTCTTTTCCTCAATCTCTTATGCGCTACACTCCGCATCCCTTTGTTCTTTATCTTAGTAATATTGTGTTTCTTCCTACTCTTTCCCATCGATAAAAGATTTAGCGTGTGCAACTGTATCAAAAATTCTATCTTTCCTCATAAAAGTATAATAACCTAATGGTGTCTGAATTGGAATCCACCAGAACAACAACCAACGTACATAAACCTTATAACCCTTATCAACTTCTTTTATTTTATAACCTTTATATTTCATTTCAATCATAACGATTATATCTGTGTTCTTTTACATTCCCGTTCTCCTTGTTCCAGACAAACATGTGAGCCCCTTTCTGACTGATATATCCCTTTTTAGCCTCCCACTCGTCGTTAAACATCAGAGTTCTGAGATATTTTATCACTACGCCATCTACGTCCTCAGCGTATTTATCAAGATCTTTAGAAGAGCTTCTCTGTTTCAATTCTCTATAGTGATGAATATCTCCACAGTGCCACTCTCTGTACATCGTTTCACCCCACTCCTTAGCACATTCGTGTTTCATATTATTTATGAGCCTCGATTCACCCTCATCTTTTCTATTGCCGTGTGCTAAACCAATGAGACATTTACCCCACTGATAATATTTTCTTGTTCTTGGTGAATTGTCGACAGTTACATTCTCATCA